GGGAACTGGACCCTGCTTACTATGGACAGATCGAGACCTGGCGGCAATGGTGGCAGGGGGAAGTGCCTGGCGTGCACACCCGCACAGCAGAGTATGCAGGCGGCGCAAAAAAACGCCGGCTGGCATCCCTGCGGATGCCCAAGCGGGTCTGCGAGGACTGGGCAAACCTATTGCTGAATGACCGCACCACCTTCCAGATCAAGGACGCTGACACCGCCCGGTATCTGCTGGGCGACGATGAGCAGCAGGTGGGAGGTCTGCTTCGGGAGCTGCACTTCTGGCGCAATGCCAATGCTCTGGTGGAGCAGGCGTATTGGTCCGGCACCGGGGCATTTGTGCTGAGTGCCGAGAACCTGACCGTCGTGAACGGGAAAGCGGTCCCCGGCCCGGAGACCCGGCTGCAGCTGGACTATGACCCTGCCAGCTGTATCCTGCCCCTGCGGGTGGAGCGGAGCATCGTGACCGAAGCGGCCTTTGTCTCCGAGTGCAGGATAGACGGCAAGCCCGCAGTATACTTACAGACGCACACCGGCAACGAGACCCGGAGAACCATCCGCAACGAGTGGTTCCGGACGTCCGGCCCGGTTTCTGGAGTGCCTGACTTCCGCAAGATGCCTGCCCCGCCGGGCATGGTGGAGAGCATCACGGTAACTGGCTCGCCGCCCTGGTTTTCGCTTTTCAGCCCGGCAGCAGTCAAAAACATCCCTGGCGGCGATGGCCTCGGCATGAGCGTTTTCGCCGAAGCGCTGGCAG